ATTTAATAATGTCTCTAAATTTTTCATATGTATATTATACTAAAATTATAAGGACTTGTCAAGAATTATTTTTATGGTAGGTATATTTGATCGAGTATTTCCTTAAATTCCTGCTCAAGAATGGTTTTGCTTTCTGCTAGGGATAGTATTTCAACTAATCCTTCAAATAAATTTCTACTATTGTCAAAGTCAATAGGCATTGTTATACCTTCTTTGGTAGGTTTCCATTCTTCTTCGAAATCTAAATAATACTTTCGGAGGGAAAGATATTCGACATCACGAAAGGTAGAAACAACTAAACGAATTTGCTCGTACTCTGTTTCCTGAATTACTTTTTCGTACATTGAGGGTGCGGATAAATCAATCATTCCTAATCACTCGGTTTAAAGGTACGATACTCGTAACATTTTCAGGCACTAAAAGTCTATAGGAATCAGTATCCCAACAGAATAATAATAGTGTTCCATTACTTTCTTTTGCTCTGTTTCTTTTCTGACGAATATATTCTGTAGAAAAGTCTGCTGTGCAAACATTGTATTTTAATTTTCTGGAGTTTTGACTTCTGTAAGTAATTACAGCATCTCCAACTTCTTCGAGTCTTTTCTTAAGCTCTTCTTTTTTCATTATTTCTCCAATTTAGTCTAACAAAAATTGTTTTGTATTGCTGAATTGTCGAGGTCATGAATAAAAGATGCAAAAAACCAAGACAGCCGAAACTGTCTTGGTAAACTACTATTTTTTAAACTACTTGTTTAGGTTTTCAATAACGTTAGCAAAGTATACAGCTGCCTTACCAGTAAGTTTAGATACGATAGCTTCGTCAACTTCTTGACCTGCATCACCTAAAACTGAAGTAAGTTTAGCTTGAGCATCTGCTACAGAAACTCTACCGCCGCCTGTTGATGTACCACTTGTACCTTTAGCTGCTGGAGTTTTCTTTACATATACGCCTGCTTTTGTTAATATCATTCGAACCCCATTTGGAGATTCGCCAAGGTGATCTGCAATCTCCTTAACTACTTCCATTGATGTTTCAGGGGTGGGTTCGCTATCCTGATACATTTGTACTGCTTCTGCTTTAGATTCATCTGTCCAAGCCATTCTTTTTCTCCTGTGTGTGTTGTGGATCCATGTGTTGTTCCATACGGGTTTCCAACCTGTTCGGTCGTACTGTTGCGTATAAAATCTATCACTCATGTATGTCCTTAATTAAATATAACTATATTATATCGAATTTGAAACCATCTGTCAAGAAGTATTTTTTGGTATCTAAAAAGAGTTCCTACTTTGAAAAGTACTTAATAATCATTTCAATCTTTTCTTCTGCTGCAGCGACTTTTTCTATCTGTGTCTCGATGGCTTCTACTACATCTGGATGCTCTCCAATACCAGCCGCCAATTTCTCATAGACTCTGACATTTGCAAGTGCAACTGCAATTTCGCCTTCTAACTTTTTGATTAGTGCTTCTAATAAGTAGCTCATAGGTATCCTTTCTCCTTTAGTTTGTCTTTTACCCACTCAACGCCATAATAACCTAACGCCGCCCAAATAGCTAAGTTAAGTAAAAATAACCCGATAGTTGTGGGTAGTGTAAAAATAAATTCTATCATTTTTTGTGTTTCTCCTCCCAGTCTTTGACTGCGGCTTGGATTGTTTCTTCTGCCAACACACTACAATGTAGTTTAATTGGCGGCAATTGTAAAGCTTCTGCTATATCTTTGTCTTTTATTTCTAATGCTTCGTCAAGAGTTATACCTTGCAGCATATCTACAAACATAGAAGAAGATGCAATTGCACTTCCACATCCATAAGTTTTGAACTTAACACCAAGTATACGACGACTGCCAGGATCTACTCTTAGTTGTAGTTTCATAACATCTCCACAAGCAGGCGCACCCGTCATTCCAGTTGCTACTGTTGGATCGTTAGGATCAAATCTTCCTACTGAAAATTGTTCAGGACTATTTAATACTCCTTCAAATCTATTTACTACTTCTTTTGAATATGCCATGTTAGTCGTCTAGTTCTTTGTCATAAGACTTTGGACCATCTTCTTTTAAGTGTCTATCAGACGCATAATATGAGCCTTCTTTTTCGGGATCATAGTCCCAGTTTTTATCTTTTTTATTCATTATTTGATTTTTTGTGAGCCTTTTATAAAACCTCTTGCAAATTCTTCTGTCTTGTTGGGTATTAATAAAGCTAGTACCATAAATGGTAAGAATAATGTGAATATTGTAAATACTACTAAACTAGATAGTATAGGTCTTTGTACTAATATATTATTTTCATCTATAAGACTAATAACTTTATATGAGGGTTTCCATATTTTCCACATAGCAAGTAAAGAACCTGCTATCCAAAAACTTCCTACTATCTGTAATGTATTCATAAATATTGTTGTAAGTGTTTTAAACTTCCTAGATCGTATGCAAGTCGAGTAGCATTATGCCCTGCGTTGCGTACTAATCCGAAGTAAGGCGATTCACACTCTGCCATTTGAATTTCCCAAATATGATACATTTTACTACCATATTTTTCTTCATAGTTTGTTTGAGTACTATTAATTTCTTTTTGCACTATAGCAATACAATTGCCTCGTGCTGACCACACTCTTTCACCTGCCTCAAACTCCTCTGCTACACAAGGTTCTGGAATCATAGACTCTCTTATTCCTTGATAATCAGTGTCGGGTAATTTTTGTGGTACTCCCATCCGTTCAATGACGGCTTTAATAAAAGCAGGGGAACGATAAAGTGCTTTTGCAATGTCAGATACATTTGCCCCATCTAAGTAATGTTTTACTATAGAGACTTTCTCTGCTTCGGTTACGCCCTTGCCTTTGTTTTGTGCTTTTCTTCTAGCACGAAATTCTATTGTTTCTTGATGATCTGCTATGATCTTGTTGAGACGAGTTGTATTGTATGCAATATGTAATATCTCACACGCCTCTTTCTTTGTAATAGGTTTCTCTGCAGCGAGTAGTTCTATTACTTTGTTTATATTTGCTTCTGAGAGTTTTTCTTCTCTTTTCTTTCTAACTGCCATCTTTTAACTCCAAATGATAGTCATTTAATTCTTTTAATTCTTCTTCGTGCATTGCGCCTAATAAAATAATTGCATAATGAATAACTTTATATAAGTCTTTTTCATTTTTGCCGTCTTTCTTTCCAAAACGCTGTGCATATTTTATTATATTACCAATACAAAAACCTTCTCCATGCCCATTCTCAAATACTATCTCTGTAGTTTGAGTCTTTGCTTGAGCATAGTGTTGATTATATGTATTGTCTATGTACTGTCGTAATCTTGACAATATTAAATCTTCGTTAAATTTATACACGAGTTATCCTTTTTTCATAGTCGGCATAATCCTCATTCCACCAATGTGGTTTTTCTCGGTGTGACCAAGAGGCAAAGGTTGCCTTATCTAAATGGTAATAATCTCTGTAGCTTTGTACAGGATTATCGTAATCTCTAAGCTCCTCTGGCATTGCCAATCCGAACTTAGTAAATCCTACTCTTTCAAGATGAACTGGCTCAGGTAGTTTGTTTACTACTTCTTCTACAGATTTGTGAAGTTTGCCATATCTATAGTAGTATTCATCATTCAATGCATTTGCATAACAATGAACCCACTCATGGTTATCCAATGACTCCCTTGCCCAGATTGTGCAGGGATGGTTGTACATCATTGGAAGGTAGGGGAAGGGTCGCTCCTCAAGTGGTAAATGCTTAATTTCAGCTTTTACTTTGTTCAGAACTTCTCGTTCGTCTGCATTTAGCGCACGAGGAACATACCCTAGAAACTTGTCAATATAGATTGTTGTACAAAGAATCTGGGCAGCTTCCAGTGGCATCTTAACAATATGTTTGTCAACATGATACTGTGCTGCCTTATCGAGATCCTCGTCTAAGTAAAATAAATTCATACTTTACTTCCAACATTTATAAATGCCACAAAGACCATCTGCATTTTCTGTAGTTTTACAGTAGGGGCAGACCTTGTCTTTCTTGGCTGGTTTGATTTTTTTAATGTCTTTAAACTTTTTCATAACATATATTATACAAAATTTATGAGGAAAAGTCAAGAATTAAATTTTACTAATCTTTTGAGTTTGGTGTTGATTTGCTCGTTCCAGCATATAGACCAAACCAAGCGGCACCAGCACCCACGATTATACTAATAAGTCCTGATTGCTCGAGTGAGGGTTCTGGTAAATCCATAAACCACATAGTCGCATAATAAAGTAAGAAGATGTAAACACTAAGAAAAGCTCGGGGAAATATCCTCCAGCTATCTACTGCGGCGGCTAAGTGCATCCACTTTTGCCACGGATTTACTTTATCTTCATTTTCTAGCATAAAGATTTTTTGTTTCAGGTCATTGTTTTCCTGAATCATTTCCATAAACTTAGATAAGTCTATTTCTACTTCATTGCGATCCATATCCCCACTAAATTGTCCACTAGGCATGTTCATATCTTATCCTTAGCTATTCTTAGCGTCTTGTTTCGCTTTACCAACATTGATAGCAAACCAGTCAAGAATTTTATATAATTTCCCAACTAACTTATCATCTGCTGGAGTAGGCGTTAACGCTGCTATGATTGAAGCACCCATGACTAACCATGGTATAACTTGAATCCATCCTATAACCCATTGTAAGAATCCTAACATTCTTCTCTCCTAATCCTCTTACGAGGCTCAGCCTTGTTTCAAGGCATATTCTATAGCTTTCAACCATACTTCATCATCAGCGATAATACAGTCGATAGCTTCATAACCTAATTCTTTTGCAGCTAAAAGGTATTCACACCCTCGCATACAAATAAAAGGTTCTTCAATGTAGGGCTGATCGCCGTCCATTGTTAGGTCCTTGTGATTAGAAACTAACAATAGAAGTGGATCTCGCAATCCTACAAGTGCAACTCCATCTGCAAGAAATTCTTCCTCAGTTTCATTTGCACATTTGATCTTGTCCAGTTGAACTGGAATTGGTTCATACTCTGCTTCTTCTAAGTAGTTTCTTACAAGATAAGCAGATACTCGTCTAGTTTTTGAACTTAATGTTCTTTGAATGTTTATACGTTTTCCTCTAATTTTTCAATTCTTTGCACTAAAGGTTTATACCCATCAAAACTTTCAATTCCGCACTTAGGATGTGCGATTGCTTCAAGGGCTACTATTCTTTCCTCTAGTTCTTCACACCAATCTTCGATTATTTCTAACCTTTCTTGTAAGTGTGGGTGCTTTTCAAAGTATCGAGCACCTTTCATTGCGTCTCTATAAGCGAGACACTTCCTAATAAAACCGAACATTACTTTTCAGTATTTAACGGCTCAGTGGTTACTTTTCTATAGTAAACTACTACATCTTTTAGTTCTGTTATGTATCTTTGTAATTCTTTCATATTGAGAGCCATAACTTCATAATCTGGTACAGTCATTGCTAAGAATACTAACTCACCTTCTTGTTCTTCAATTCTTGCAAGTTGATCTTCCCAATTATCAGGCGTAACTACTATCCAAGAAGGGTTTGTTAACTCAATTTCACGAGGCATGATTGGTTGAACAATCTGTCTCTCTATTGGTTTTGCACTTACTTCTATTGTTCTAGTTGGTAACAGACTGCAACTGGAGACCATCATCAAGATCGTCAACGGCAGAACTGAGTTTCTGAATTTCTTCGAAGGCATGTTTTGTTCCATTGTTTATTTTCCTTTCCATTTCCACTGGATTTTCCAGTATTTTTGCTGTTAGTTTATATTCTTTAATGAAATTACTGTATCTCATTAACTCTCTTTGAATTTCTTGACTTTTTAATGTCATACTTTGTAACTGTTCTGTCTGCAAAGTAAAATCCTTTTGCATGGTGGCAATGGCTTCTTCTTGAGTTGCTATTGCACCTTCTAGTTTTGCATTGTTTGCTTTCAATGTTTCATTCTCTGTGTAGAGCCAATAACTTGCCCCACCAAGAACTAGACAAAAAGCTAATAACATTTGATTCATACTATTTGTTCCTCTCTCGTTTTCTTTGCAGTGTATTTTGTTCCTGTCTTTCTACCATAATAAGGTTGTTTTTGAATTCCCTTTGTTCCTTCTGCTGTTAATACTAATAAAGCAATTCCAGCTATATTTAGCATAATCATAAATCCAAAAGCTACTAAAACTCCATCCATTATACGTCCTCGATTTTGTAGTTAAGTCCATTTGCACCTGAGAATTGTACTACTTCTCCACTCTCAGTTCGAAATTTTAAAAACTTCTCTTTTTGAGAAATTATCTTTTTTGCTATAAATACTTGGTCGTCTGAATCTCCCCATACATTATTATAACTTACAGTCACTTTATAGTGGGGTACAAACTTGCTCTTTAACCATATCCACCACCTTTTGATGGCGGCGAAGAATTGTTTTATTTTGTCCAATATTGCTCTCCAACTGGTTTAATTTTTGCCAGTTTGCTAACTCGATGTTTCGAGTTATTTCTAACTCAATTACATACTGTCTATATAAATAATAATTAAAGCATAATGCTACCCATACGAGTAGCACTAAAACTTTATTTAGGTTGATGTTGATGATGAAGTAGAAGTAGAACTACTAGTTGTAGTACTCGTAGCTGTTACAGTCGTAGTTTCAGTTGTAGTATTCAACTCGTCTATAATTGCTTGCTCTGTAGAAGTAGTACTTGTAGTTTTTGTACCTGTCAAAGCTTCAGCAACTGCTGTAAGCACTGCTGCTGTCTGAGTAACTTCGGTTACATTCACTGCATTATCTGGTACTACTGTTTCCTGTATCGGTACTATTTCTGGTTCTTCTTCTTTTACATCTTTGGGTTGTTCATTATATCCCCAAATTAATAACATAATTAATAAAATATCCATTATTTCTCCTTACTTTCTTTTAAAAGATGAATTGCTTCTTCTATGTATTCTTCAAGAGTCATTCCTCTTTTCTTTGCGTGTTCTGCTGCTGCAACTAGTTGCTCGTTTGTAAAGATTATTTTTTCAGACATTTGACCAATCTTTTCCTTCAAAGAGTAAAGCTTCTGCTTCACGCCTTCGAATAAGTCCTTCTAAGACTTTTCCATTTGCTTTGTTCCATCTTTTAATTTGCTCAGGTACTGCATCATAGTCAGCATTGTTTAGAACTTTTAAAAGAGTTGAACTTTGAAGATTGGAAGGTCCAAGATTGTATGTCCATGATACCATTGCATCAAACATGCACTGGTCTAGTTGATTATTGACTGCTGAAAGAACATGGTTTTCGTACTCTGCTAATTCCTCTATGAGTAATTCTTCTGCACGCTCCTTTGTTATGGTTTGTCCTTCTTCTACACCTTTTGTATGACCATATCCAATTGTCCATACACCTGCGGCACATTTATATGCCTCAAGTTCTAGTCCTTCAAATTTTTTGATAAGAGCTAATCCTTCTTGTGATATTTTCATAATGTAAAACTTTCTCCACACCCGCAACGGGCTACTTCGTTTGGACTTTTGATTTCAAACCATTGGTTTAATCCATCTTCTTTCCAATCAATATTTAATGAATCCACATAACTGAATGTCATGGGATCTACAGCGATAACTTCATAGAATACCGCATCACCTGAAACATTTGGTTCTTCCAAATAACTCAGGTCATACGAAAATCCATTACACCCGCTGGGTTTGAGAGTTAATCTAACTCCCCACACTTGCTTCTCTTTTATGCGTTGTTTCATCACTTCGAGAGCCTTTTCTGTTATATCTATCATATATTAGTAATTAATGCGAGTGGGCAGTTTCCTGCCCTCTCGACTTAGGTCTTGACTTGTACTAAAACAATTGTCCTGTACTTGCTATAACAGCAATTCCAAACATACAGCCTAGAAACATTGTTCCTAGTGCATCCTGTACGTCCTCATGTTTTTGTACTTGTCTAAAACTATTTATTATATACTTCATTTAATATCCAATACTTTACGATTGGAGTTCGGAGTTTTAGACAGCGCGATAGTCAATAGTCCATCTGTTAGTTCAACATCGTCAACTTTTAAGTCCGCGTTTAACATAAACTTACGCTCAAAAGATTTAAGACTCAGACCTTGATGAGAGAATCTTTCACTCTCACTCAGTTTTCGTTCTTTTTTCCCCTTGATGAGCAATTCATTATCTTCGTGAATTAACTCAAGTTCTTTCTTAGACCAACCTGGCACTGCAACCTCTATTCGAAAGTTGCCTGTGTCCACATTTTCTACAATGTTATATCTTGGATATGATGTATCAGTGTTGTGCAACAACCACTCATTGTTCATACCAAGCCAAAATTTACTAATATCAATCGTCATATTATTCTCCTAATTTCCTTTTTCAGTAAAACTATGCCCACCCTTTCGGTATGGACGCCATTGTGCAAGAAACCCTTCTTACACTTATGTATATTATACTAAAAAAGAGACCAAAAGTCAACAACTATTTTTTAATTAGTCCTCGAAATCTATCTTTCCCTGTGCTTTCATATAGTCCAGCGTACTTCCGATTCCTTCTTTCCTTCCGTAAGCGTACGCTGCGTATATACTTACTACTAATATTATAAGATATGCTATATCTATGTTCATAATTTTCTCCATAAGATATTATTATACAGAATTTCTAACCATAAGTCAAGTATAAAATCAAGGAAAGGTAAAAATAGTTGTTGACAGATGGTTCTCAATTTGTTATAATATAGTCATGTTGTATAAAAGAGGTAAATGGTCTACTAAAGAGCGTCAAACGCTAAAAGACCTATACAATACAATACCAATAGACGAGTTATCTTCTCGACTTCTACGAACACCGAGTCAGATAACTTCCCAAATTAATTATCTTCGAAAAAGAGGATGGGCGTTTCACAGGAGAAAAGATGGAAGTAATAGAATTTCCCAGAATGAAAAAAGCTGATGATACGGCACAGAAACTTACTGAATTACTAGTAATCGAGTGCCAAAAACTAGGAATAGATACTATGAATCAGGACTTTGCCTTCGACATGGCATGGACTCACAAATTCATAAAAGCTACGATTGACAAACAGTTTAACATTGCAAATGACCTGTGTCGCCTCACAAGAGCGCAAGGATTAGATG